CTGTTAAGGTTTGCTTCATTGAATAAGTTGTAGTTGTGTTGGCTGCAATACTTAGAGTCTTAAATAAATCTACATCATCTAACAGAATAGAAAAAGTTAAAGAACCACTTGAAGTATTAGTAACCGTAATTTCAGTGACTACTGTAGTAGTGGACGCAGGGGTTGTATAAAGAGTCGCGCTTGAAGTAGCAGCAGCCGTCCGTGAAAGTATCTTTGGGGTTACGGCCATTAGTCAGCCTTCATTATGCGCATGATTTGGAAGTCGTCGAACTCAGCATCAGCGTCATCTGCTAAGTTTTTCAAATCAGTATGGACCGCAGGGGTTGCTGCGGCTAGGGGGTATCTCAAACCTCGACCAGTAGTTGCCATTTTTACTCCTTTATGACTTAAGAATTTTAGCACAAAGGCGATTAGATAGGCGCCAGTACCTTCGTTTTAGAGAGTCAATTAAAGTCTTTTTTATTCCAGAACCTAGTGCGATAAGAATTAAAGATATTCACCTTCAATTCATGACCTATTTTCGCTGATTTTATTTCATCTTCGCTATCGCCGAATTTCATTTGCCATTTTTCTCGCTTAAAAGGTATTACTTGAACAAGGGGAGTGCCAGCAGGTATGAGACCTTCGAACTCGTTTACCTTAAATAAAAAAGGGAAATTTACAGGAGCGTAATAATTATCTGTATCCACTAAACCTGATAAAACTTCGAAGTAAGGGTTAGGATTATGAGCAGGAGGCATAAAGAAGCAAGAGTAGCCTTTTGGAGTTCTTATACTCCATGGATTTTCAAACTTATGCGCCCCACCTGCGCTCATGTTTGCAGGATAATGTGCTATCTGAGTTATAGGGTGGAAGCCGAACTTCATATTTCTATCTCCCGAATAGAATGTGCAATTACCGTCTTTAATCGTTACCCAAATGTCAGCCCAAGTAGGTATTATGTATCCCGCCGTCATCATATCTAAAACGGGAACACATTTTTTTACTGTAGTACCGGGCCCTGACTCTGTAACGCCTTTTTTATCACCAATATAAGACCTAGTATCTTTATACCATTTTGGAGTGAAGTTTTTAGCAGGAGCGGGAAAGTAGTCAGAAGTAACTCCCATAGTGTCGGTAAATAAAATATCTTTCATGACTTCACCTTAGCATATTCTCTAAAATTCGGCTAGGTAACTGACCTTCCTCTAATTAGATTTCGTTTGGCCATTATTAAAAAATAACGAAGGAGTAAAATATATCTCAGAGTCTAAAGGACTAAGTTCATATAAGTACTTTTTCTCTTTTTCGCTTAAGGCTGTATAGACTTGAAAGGACTCGTCAGTTATCCTATATTGGGATTTTTTCCGTATTGGCGTTATTTGCGGCGGAATTTCGAAATTGAAATCTGTCGAGATTTTAGCCATAGCCGCTTCGCAAGTTATATTATTCCATTGGTTATCTCGCAGTAGTATATTGACTTCTAACACTCGGGCTAGGAGAGTTTTTTCATCCATAGTTATTGCTAAAAAATCAGGGTCTAGCATCTCTAAAGGGTTGAATGTATTCAAAGCGAAATTTTTCTTCTCGTATAAAAAATTCTTTGATTGGTAGTTAGCAAGTAAGTTTTGATAAGTTTCTACCCAAGGCATGAAATCTAGTATGTTAGTTTGTCTTGAGTTGCGTCTGCCGCCTCCCATTTTGTAAAACGCGTAATGGCTAGCAGTTCTTTTTACAGGGTCTCTAAAAGAGGACAATACATAATTTTTTTGGCGGTTCAGCCAACCTACATGGTAAGCCCCATTAAGAGTAAAAATACTATTAGCCCATAAAGCCTCAAATAACGGCTCAACGAGAGTATTGTATAGATATGTGCCACCCGTTTTACCTATGTGAAAATGATAAAACGACTCGTAGCGAGCACTCATTAGTTTTGGTTGAGTTCGCTCTCTAGTTTTTGGCGAAGGGCTTCACCTGATAAAACTGGCACATCAAAGTCAAGTTGAGGTAAGCCCCATGCTTTACTTTCTTGTATCCATTCATATTCCACACCACTAACTGGCGCAGGCTTTTCAGGTATGCTAATTGCTCCGTCTTTCACAATCTCATTATATGCCAAGCGCTTGAAAGAATCTGCTTCCAAATTTGTTTTGAAAGTGTTTAATTCTTCTTCAGGCACGCTCGACTTAAAAACTAAAACGTTTATGACGGAGCCGTTTTTAATAAAGGCTACTTCTATGGTGTCCATCTAAGTACCAATACCCTTCCACTAGAACCTACGTTAGGAGTATTAGGGCCAGGTCTATTAGCGCCATTGCCTCCAGCCTGACTTAATTCAGCGTTTGTGACACCTAGATAAATATCAGTATTGGCAGGTAAAGAAGGAGTCCCTTCAGTACCCTGTGTGTTGACAGACCCACCATTGCCGCCAGTAGACGTTAAATTAAAAGCATTCGTAACGGCGCCTTGTCCTCCTGAACCAGCGCCTCCACCGAAACTGTTAGAGCCAGCGTTGCCGCCTGCGCCAATCGTAATGGCATAAGTTCCAGTTAGAGCGAAAGCCGTAGTAGTGGCTGACACTCCACCATTTCCTCCCGCGCCTCCAGCCGAGCCGTAAGGACCATATCTCGCTTGGTTCCAGTTGCCTCCACCGCCACCACCGCTTGCACCAGCAACGATTACGTGGGCGTATTGTCCTGCTGAGTAGCCATTATTTGAACCTGTTACGTTGCTTGAACCAAGACCGTAGTTACCTGAAGTTGTTAATTCTTCTAAAACCATCGTTCCGCCAGCAGTTGTAATTTTGGCGTTTACTGGGCTAATACTCAAATCTAAAGCACCGCTCGCTACGCACTCAATTCGGTGAAAGTTAGAGGCAATAGCGTTATTCGAAGAAGTTGAGTTTACGTTAATCTCTTGAATCAAATCGTAATTAGTATCATAAACATAAAGTATGGCGGTTCCAGTACTAGTTACACAAGCGTAAGTTCCTGCCGTGGTTTGCGGCATTAAAAGCCAAACACGAGTTGTATTGGCTATCGCGAAAATAGAGGTAGCCGTCGCCTTGCCTGTAAGAGCGCTATTGAGTTGGGCTATAGGTCCTAATTTAGTTGCTACAGGTGAGCCGTTTTCTAAGAAAGCCATTACGCAATCTCACTTCCGAAGGCGTTAAATGATTGACTTGCTGAAGAAGCATAAACAGTAATTACATCTGCCGCGTTAAGAGTTACACCGATTGTGTAAGTATGCGTAGAGTTGGCAGGTAAAGCAACATCGTAAGCGAGATAATGTTTGGCGGCTAAAGACTCACCGTCAGGCCTGATTGCCAAGCGATAAGTTCCTGCTGATGCTGCTTGATTTGCTACTACGACAGTACTTAATACAGCCTCAGTTGCAGAAGGTACTGTGTAAAGGGTTGTTGCGGTTGTTGCGCTTGGGTTAGATTGTCCGAGCACCTTGTAAGTAGTTGCCATGGTTTAGCCTCCTATGAATAAGAACGAGTTTAGCACGCCTGTAGTTAGAGATTGGGCGGACACGAGACTCGCTGATGATGAAATTGACGCGTTTTCTGTTTGAGTTTGGTAGGTAGAAAAAAAACTTGGTACTGTCGTCCAAGTTATATTAGTTAGTGCTGTATAAGTAGCCGCTCGCGCATTTAGAGCCGTATAAGTGGCATTTCCTAACTGAAAGTATCTATACTTGCCACTAAATACATAACTCGAAAGGGCTTGGTCTATTTGCCCGTCGAGGATATCGATATTGGCTGTAAGTACATTCCATAAAGAATCTGAAACTAATCCAACGTAAGTATCGGCAGTTATTGCGGGACTTATATCGGCTAAGTTAAGAGTTCCTGAAGTTGTGTAAGGCAAACTAATTGTATAGGTTCTGCCTTTAGGGAAGGCTTCTTCGACTGTGATTGTATAAGGGATAGGGACAAGGTCGGGGTCATTAGTAGCAGGTAACGTAGTACTAAAGGAGCCGTTAGCGTCTAAAGTAACTGACTTAGTAGATGGAACTATCATTTGGTTATCTGTTCCATTTTGCAGTAAATCACTTAAAGTAAATTTAACTTGTCCGCTAATAGCGGCACCTGTGTAGTCAACATAGTTGCCTGCTAATGCCACAGTAGTTATTGCTGCGCCTAGTGCCATTAGGCACCTACCGCTAAGAATGGATTAGCAACTAAAGGAACGAGGGCTTGGACCGCTGCTAAATCGCTTGTGACATCTGCGCTCGCAACATTTATAGCCGTAGAAATAGTTCCACCAATAGCAGTTACAGGGGTTATTCCTGCCATGGTTGCTGTGTAAGTAGTAAATGCCGCAATTCCTACGTTAGCCATTTTATAGTCCCATCAGTAAATACGGGCTTAAAGATACTTTAGTTATATTTCCAACTTCATTAGAAACTAGTATAGCATTAGCCGTAGCAGTATCGGCAATGTCAGGTGCGCTATCTAAAGTAGCAAAGGTTCCATTAGCAGCGTTATATGAGGCTAAAAGAGTATTGTACTGAGTGGTAGTTACAAATCCTGCTGCCTCAGCACCACTTACTGCTTCTGATAAATCAGATAAATCGTAAGTTGCTGTTCCTGAGGGCAAAGTTATGTAAAAATCTCTACCACCTGAAAAAATTTCCTCAACTTGGTAAGCGATTGGATTTGGTGTATAGTCTGTATCATTAGTAACTGGTAAAGTTACAGTGAAAGTACCATTAGTATCTAAAACTTTAGTTATGGCTTGTCCTACTACTATTTGATTTTGGTCAGTATCAATTACATTACAAATTGGAGTAAAGCGAACTGAGCCCGCTTGTGCGGCACCAGTAATATCAACATAGGTGCCATTTAGTACACAGGTAGAGATATCGCCGCTTAAAGCCACTTTGAACTCCTAACCCATTAACATAAAGGAATCAAATCCTCCGCTTGCTGGTGATGCCCATTTTACTCCGCCTGACTCATTTGAGTCGGCTGTAAGAACTGTATTATTGGCGCCAACTGATAATTTACCTACAGTGTTGTCGCTTGTAGCAACGAACATATCGCCCTTGCTATCTACAAGTACTTGAGGAACTGGATACTGAATAATCGAAATAGCCATGATTAAACTCCTTGTCGGATAACGCCCACAGTTTGAGTGCTCGAAGCAACTACGCCATAAATGCCTTCGCCGTCTTGTAATTCAATAGCGAAAGCAGTTCCTGCTAAAAGTAAAAAGCCATAAGAGGCTGTGGTAACACCTGTGCCACCAATATAAACACTTTGACCAGTGGTTGGATTCTGTACTAAAACTGTTTGGCCATCTCGTCCTGCTCCTGTGGCAGAAAGTAAGGTAGCAGTAGTGCCTACTGAAACTTGTGCGTGAGTTAGTGCCATAGTTGCTCCTTTAAGAAAGAGTGATACCCCATTACTGAAGTATCACCCTTTCTAAATAATTAAGTAGATCTTTAGGCTATGCGGTAAATCGATACTGTCGTTGGAGCAGTTACAACTACTTGCCAGCGAGATGCTTGTCCAGCAGTCGCGGCAGTTGTTGCAAGTCCTACGATTGTTACACCAGTTCCACCAGCCAAAGTAGCAACATAAGCCGCTAAGTTGATATAACTGAACTTAAAACTTGTTCCTACAACAGAGCCTGTTGCTGCAATAATCGCAGCGGCAGTTGGAGTAGTAATAGTTCTTGCTGTTGTAAGAGTCGCAGTAGTAATACCACCTTGCATGCCCGCTACTGTGTGTACCATTGAGGCACCATCAGCGATATTTGTTACTGAACGAATCTGTTGCATGTTACCAGTTACAGTAAGTCCACCAACAACCGCATTTCCTCGCGTAATTCTATTAAACATATTTCTCCTTATTTTGGAGAGGGAGAGGCTTTTTAGGTCCCCTCCCTACTCAATTTAATTAAGCGACTACTGAATCCCAGAACCAACCTAGATCAGAAGCAATAACTTTATTGTCAAAAGCCATTTCTCCTTCAATACGGTCTGCCTTGAGAGATTCCATACGGAATGAACTTACGCCAACTGTTGAACCGATACCGCCTGATACACCTGTCCATGAGAAAGAGTATCCAGCAGAAGGAGTCAACAAGCCTGGTGTTGGAGCAACATAAGCAAGAAGGGCTTTCTTTCCTGAGGTAAATGAATACGCAGCAGTTGCACCTTCGTTGTTTGTAGCCTTAACACCTTTAGAGATGATAACGCGAGGAATATCAAACATCGCGGCTAACATATCTGAAGTAACAGTCTGTGCAGATGTGTACTTGATACGGTCTACGATATCAGGGTGATTCTTTAGTGCACGGAATACATCGTATCCCAATACTAAAGTGTTTGGTTCCATACCAGTTGTTGAAAGAATACCTGCCTTAGCGTCTTCGATATCATCAATTGGATCTGAAGCAGCATAGTCTGACCATTGCTTTACTTCGTTTGTTGAAGGAGTTCCTGAAACGCCATCGTAATCATTTGCCCATACGCCACCAGCAAAGAAGTCTGTGTTCCATTGGATTTCCTTACGAAGCATTAAACGACGAGTTACAAACTCTGTCGCTTCGCGAAGTGGGTTGATAGGTGCGTCTGAGTTAGCAAGAGTCTGGTCATCTACGTCCTTATGGAACGCAAATACATCTGCGCTATAAGAACCAGTTGATAGACCGTAGCCTCCACCAGCAGATTCAGTTCCACCAGCGCGGCGTTGTGCCTCATCGCGGAACCAATCGTTCTTAGTGTAGGTAAAGAACTTGTCAGACTTCTTGTCCACAGGAATTACTGGGAACACCTTGTCTGCAATAAAGTTGTCTTGATTTTGTAGGTAGGCAATTGAGATGTTAGTCAGAATCGCGTCTACGTGTACTGAGTTGATATTTGGCTGTGGCATTTTTTATTCGCTCCTTATGCTGCTCTGCCAGCGTTGGCGCAAGCGACAACGACGGTTACGATTTCGCCAGACGCTCCACCTGTAACGGCTTGAGCAACGGCGTACTTAGTTGTATCTGTTCCATGAACGATTGCAACGCCTGCACCTGCTGATGAAGTACCAACAACTGCTGCTGCGGCAACTGTGCCACCTAGAACTAACTTGCTACCACCTGCAACAAGAACTTCTGCTTCTTGTCCTGATGTTGGAGCATTTTGTAGAATGCCAATTGGCAAATCTGTTGCTGCGGCTACTGCGATTGCTTGACCGCTTGAGTTCAACTTTACAAATGTGTACTGTAAAGCAGATAGGTCAGCACCCGCAACGAGCGTTAACTTTACTGAATAATTACTAATTTCATATGCCATTTTACTTAGCACCCTTCTCGTTTAGGTATTGATTGTACAAGTCAGTGTTTTTAGCAACAGCGTTAGCAAACGCCTGTTCGAAAGTTACACCATCTGTTCCAGCAACAGCCTTAGCCATAGAAGTTAACTGCTCGTAAGCAGAACCGCTAGTAGGTGTTGATGACTTGCCGATTTCGGCAAATATATTTGCTGACTCCGCTTGAGCATTAACTGAGTTAAGTGCGTCTTCGAAAGACTTTGCTAACTCTTCGTTAATTTCTGCTAACTGGCGAAGTGCTGGGCCAATTTTTTCAGCATCTAGACCTAGGAATTTCCAAGCCTTTGCTTTCTCAATTGACTCACTATCAGCGCGTGCAACTCTTTCTGCTTTTAGAACTTCTTCTGCACTATTAGCACGAGCGGTTGCTTCTGCTGCTGACTTCTCTAAATCTTCTAACATTTTACGAAGTGGCTCTGGAGCCGACTTCACTAATGAAGCGGTA